TCCGAGAGCATCTCTAGGAATGAACATGAGATTGACAGAGAACATGGCAAAACTCCGGTACAAGAAATATCTGGAAACAGAGGTAGCATACCAGGAAAAAGCACCTGGTGGTCATCTGAACCCAGAGTGGGTAGAGTGGCTCATGGGATTCCCAAGAGGGTGGACAGACTTAAATCACTCGGAAACGCAGTAGTACCTCACATACCCTATTACATTGGTCAAGCGATTATAGAAAGCTATCAATGAAAATAACCATTCCATACAAGCCAAGACCTCTGCAATCAGAAGTTCATAAAGATTTAAAAAGATTTAATGTTCTGGTCTGTCATAGAAGATTTGGCAAGACAGTCCTTGTTATTAATGAACTCATTAAGAAGTGCCTACAAAACAAATTACCAAGACCACGATATTATTACATAGCTCCTACCTATTCTATGGCTAAAAGAATAGCATGGGATTATCTTAAACATTATACATCTGTCCTTCCGAATATGGAGTTCCACGAAACAGAACTTCGAGCAGATCTTCCTAATGGTGGAAGAATACAACTACTAGGATGTGAAAGAATAGACACCCTAAGAGGGTTGTATATGGATGGTTGTTGCCTTGATGAAGTCTCTCAGATGCCTCCAAAGCTATGGACAGAGATTATTAGACCAGCATTATCAGATCGTGTCATTACAGATAAGGATGGCAACTGGAAAGACAATGCCTTTATGATTGCTATTGGTACTCCTTCTGGACACAACGCTTTCTTTGACCTCTACGATCATGGACTCCATGATGAAACCTGGTATGCCAAAACTTTTAAGGCTAGTGAAACAAAGATTGTAGCTGTTGAAGAATTAAAAGCTGCAAAATCTATGATGCCTCCTGAAATCTATGAGGCAGAATATGAATGTAGTTTCGAAAGTGGAGCAATAGGTTCTATCTATGCTTTATCTCTAGCGAAAGCAGATAGAGAAAATAGAGTAACTAAAGTTCCTTACGACTCTACTATAAAAGTGGACACCTACTGGGATTTAGGTATGAAAGATAAAACTGCTATCTGGTTTGCACAGCAAAAAGGATCAGCAATCCACCTTATAGATTATTACGAAAACTCAGGTGTTAGCCTAGAGCATTATGCTTCAGTCTTAGATGATAAAGATTATATCTACGATACGCATTATCTACCACACGATGCCAAAGTACGAGAAATAGGTACTGGAAAATCTCGAATGGAGATAGCTCAGTCATTAGGACTACCGACAAGCATAGTACCGAAAATGAGTATCGAAGATGGGATTAATGCAGTCAGAATGACACTTTCTAGGTGTTGGTTTGACCATGACAAAACCAAAGAAGGTCTTGATGCCCTTAGACAATACAGATGGGCAATGTCTGATAAAGGCGAAACAAAAAATAAACCACAACATGATTGGACTTCACATAGTGCAGACGCATTTAGATATCTATGCGTAGGACTGCAAGAGACTAAAAATTGGTCTACAGAAATTAAATATCCAAGATTAGGAATAGTTTGAAACCAAAAGATAATAAATTTCACAAAGGAAATGGTGAAAATGGAAAGCATTATTGGCTTACTCCACCAGAACTTTACAATGAATTAGATAAAGAATTTAAGTTTAATTTTGATCCATGTCCTTATCCCTTACCAGAAGAATTTGATGGATTAACAAATGATTGGGGTTCATCTAGTTATTGTAACCCTCCTTTTGGTTCAATTATCCATGAGGGTAAAAAAAAAGGTGCTACAGCTTGGGTAAGAAAAGCTATTGCAGAAAATGAAAAAGGTAAAGATGTAGTTTTTGTTTTTCCTATTGATAAATGGGTTTTAATGATGGTTAAAGCAGGAGCAGAAATTAGAAATTTAGGTGATGTCAAATGGTTAGCAACAGAAGATCGATCACAAGGCAAAGGAACAGGCAGACATATAGCTTGTTTTGTTCTTAAAGGAAAAAAATAAAATAAAATGAAATTAACAAAAGACAAACTGAAATCCCTTATAGGACAAGAGATAACAAACTCTCTAGGCTTCTATGGGAGTGAATTATCAACGCAAAGAAAGAATGCTCTTAAATATTACTTAGGTGAACCATTAGGTAATGAAATTGAAGGTCAATCGCAAGTTAGATCGCAAGATATGCTTGAAGTTGTAGAAAGTATTCTTCCATCGATGATGCGTATTTTTACTCAAGGTGAAAGTATTGTTCGTTTCGAACCACAAGGCCCAGAAGATGTAGAGTATGCAGACCAATCATCTGATTATATCAATCATATCTTTATGAAAGATAATCCTGGTTACTCCATCCTACATACGATGTTTAAAGATGCCTTAATTAGTAAGAATGGTTTTGTTAAATATTATTGGAAAACTTCCAAAGAGCAAAAAGAAGAAAATTACGAAAATCTAACAGGCTCTGAATACCAAGCTCTCTTAGCTGATCCTGAAGTCGAAGTTGTAGAAGTAGAAGATACTGCTACAGAACTTGATTATGACAACATGGATCAAATGGAAGAAACTTATAATGTTAAAGTTAAAAGAGTAAAGAATACAGGCAAAGTTTGTATTGAGAATGTAGCTCCAGAGTCCATGCTGATTAGTAAGACTGCAACAAGCATAGAAGATTCTAATTTTATAGGCCAAAGAGTTTTTAAAACAAGATCAGAACTTATAGATATGGGTTTTGATAAAAAATTAGTTAATGAATTAGGCCCAGCAGACGAAGATATTTATAATACAGAAGCAGTTACCAGACGAGCATACGATGATGATTCAACACCACAAGATTTTCAAAACATAGATCCTCTATTAACAGTTGTAGGAGTTACAGACTGTTATATGAAATGTGATTACGATAACGATGGTATAGCAGAACTTAGACACATAGTGGTAGGGGGTTCTAGTCAAAATGTTTATAATATATTAGAGAACGAACCGATTGAGCAAATCCCTTATGCTATGGTTCAAGCAATACCTATGCCACACAGATTTTTTGGTTTATCCATTTACGATCTGATTGGTGATGTACAAGAAATTAAAACAACCCTATTAAGACAAACCCTAAACAATGCCTACCTACAAAACAATGCTAGAACTGTTGTTGTAGATGGACAGGCAAACATTGATGATCTCCTTACATCACGAGCTGGGGGAATTGTACGAGTAAAAAGTCCTGGTGCAGTAACCCCTCTCGCCTCTCCTAACTTCATGCAAGAAGGTCTTGCTATGATTGGTAAGGTTGATGAAATTAGAGAAGCTAGATCAGGTGTATCAAAAGTCCAAATGGGATTAGATGCTAACCAAATTAATAAATCTCACACAACAGCTACAAGTGCTAATGTAATGATGAATGCTTCAACGCAGAGAATAGAACTCTATGCTCGTAACTTTAGTGAAGGTATTAAAAGAATGTTTCAAGGCATTCTGACTATTGTTTGTAAGTACCAAGATCAAGAAAGAATTATTCGATTAAGAAATAAGTTTGTACCTATGAACCCTAGAGAATGGGTGGATAGATATAATGCAACAGTTCAAGTTGGATTAGGTACAGGCTCACAAGATCAAAGATTAGAAGTTTTAACCAGAGTCTTATCAGTTCAAGAAAAATTAATATCACAAGGTGGTATGGGTATTGTCGATCCTCAAAAGATTTACAACACATTAGAGAGATACTTAGAAAATGCCGGATATAAAGATGCTAGTCAGTTTTTTAATAACCCTGCTAATACTCCTCCTCCTCAACCAAAACCACAACAACCTGATCCATCTGTTCAGTTAGCACAAGCAGAGCTACAAAGACTTCAAGCAAGAGATCAAGCTGATCTACAACTCAAGTCAAGAAAACAACAAGCAGACGAACAATACAAGTTAGAGAAAATTAACTTAGACCAACAGAAACTAGCAACCCAAGTCATAAAAGAAACAGATGCTAGAAACTTAGAAAAAGAAAAACTCGCAACAAAAATCATACAACAAGGAATTAACTAATGGCATTTACTTCACCCTTTTTTCAAGGCACACAAGCACAAGGTATTATAGATAATTATGTTAATGCTGGTGGATATAATCAATCCTTTCCATCACCTTCAACTAATCCTTATCGTGTAAACTCAAGTGCTTTTGTTCCACCTTCATCACAACCAGATCCTGATCCAGATATTCCTAACTGTGAAGAAGCCTATCCTGGAGAAGGTAGAGTTTATGATCCTGTTATGAATGCTTGTGTCTTACCAGAAGTATCAACACTAGGTAATGATCGTGAAGTAGAAGAAGAACCCTATCAAGGTGTGGGTAGTGTCTATAGTCCTGAACAAAATGCATTTATGAATTTAGGTTTAGGTGGTAGCACAGCAGAAGAGGTGCAATCTTATTTTGATCCTAATAATCCAAATAAAAAATTAGATTTATATGGTGGTGGAATAAAGGGTGTGTTAAAAAGATTTACACCATTTGGTCAGTTAGGTGTTTACCTAGATGCAAAAAGATTAGCTGATGCTGGTGTTATAAATCAAAGAGATGGTGGTGGTTATAGTTTTGCTAAAGGTGGTAATCTAAACTTAGTACAAGCCAACCAAGCATTTGAACAAGACTTAGCAAGACAGCAAGGATTAAACTTAGATGCTGTATCTGCTAATCCTTACATAGATCAATTAGGTAATGAACAATTTATGGTACAGAGCAGAGGCGATAAGGCCGATAACATGAGTAATAATGTTTATAGAGATAACAATGCTAATGTAAACATTAATCCATTCAAATCAGATTATGGAGCTAAAGAAATAGTTTCTTACTCTGCACCAAATCCTAACAGAGAGAAAAGTGCTAGTGAAAAAACTTTTGACAGAAAACAAGCTGAAAAAAGAAGATCATATAATCAGTCAAGAGCAGGTAATCCATTTGAAAGAAATAGATAATGTCTGAACAAGATATTCAAAGAGGCGACCAAGCTAAAAGAATACTTGAAGATGATCTATTTATAGAAGCAGTACAAAAAATTCGATCCGACTTAAACCAAGAATGGTTAAACAGCGATCTAAAAAATTCAGAACAAAGAGAAAACATTTTCGTTATGAGGAGAATGTTAGAACTTGTTGTGATGCAACTACAGTCTGTTATGGAAACAGGCAAAATCATAAAAAAATAGGAGTAATATATGGCAGAACAACCAGCAATGGACTCTGCAACAGAAACTCAAACTGAATCTGTTGCACCAATGCCCAAGTCTCGAAATGTGAACGAGACAGCAGAACGCTTGAAAACCTTACTTAGTACAGAAGCCTCTAAGACTCAAGAAACTGCAAGTGAAGAATCAACAAAAGAAGTAAGCGACTCGGAAACGAATATCGAAGATACTTTTGAAGATGACGAACTCATCAG